TGTTGTTCCGCTTGTTGCTGTTCTGCAATGCGGTATCTCTCAGCTTGAATTGCTTGTAACTGCTCTTTCTGTTGCGATAACTCTGCTACCTTTACTGCGTAACCAATTGGATCAGATTCTTTGAGATATTCTAAGTTCTCACTTTGCTCTGGACTAGACAGCAACTGTTCCATTGCTTGCAACCTCTCGGCATAGGCATCTCGTAATTGCCTTGCTTGGTCTATAGCTACAGATTCGGCTTCTAAAGCCTTACGCTGTTCAGCTACTTGTTGCGTTTTCTTAGTGTAGTCTGCGCCTTGTTGTGCAAGTGTTTTGAGTTCAGTTAAGGTTAATTCTTTCTCTTCACCAGCAACTTTGACCGAGTATGTCGGTTCGTCATCTGGTTCGGATTCAGATTCCTGCTCTGGCTTTTCATCTTGCCAATCTTCATCGCTACCTTCACTAGCTTGTAATTCCTCTTCTGGCTGTTCTGTCTGTGCTTCAGCTTGCCCTTCGGGTGCTTCTGCTGCATCCATTAAACCTAAGAAAGAATTTGCTGCTTCTTGTACAGTACCTGTACTCTCACTCCCAGATGGGTTGGTGATTTCACTCATTTTACTACTCCTAAATTAGCCTTACGGCAAAATCAAAATATCTTCCAGCGTTTTTCGTTAATCTTGCGCTGGTCTGCAATGGAAACAATGTGGTTATATACGTCTTGTATCGCATTTAATTTTGTATATGCTGCTTCACGTTCTTGGATGTCATGCTCATTAGAGTTGACGATTCTATCTATTTGCACCTGCCTTAAATCTTTAAATACTTCTAGGAACTTGTCATCTAGTAGTAAGTTATTTGCCCACTCAGAGAATGTCATTACATGAACCTTCCTGCGCCACTAGATGCTGGTGCTGCTGCTCTAGCCTGTGCATCTTGTTGAGCCATTCCTACTGCCGATGGTGTTCCATTTAATAGTCCATTTAATGCGCCACCTTGTGACTGACCTTGTAGCATAGGGAATAGTGATGCTAGTGATACATCTGCGTATTGGTATGGTGCTTGTGGTTGCATTGCTGGGCTAGATTGACCAAAGTTATTTAGATATGTTCTCTCACCACCCTTGCCTAACATTGCTGACAAAGCTGACATTGGAGATTGTTGCATATAACCCATACCATTAAACATTGGGTTGTTATACATCCCATAAGATGGACTTTGAAATTCTTGGGTGTAATACTGCCCCATGTCTGCATCATAAAATACTGGTTGTTGTTGTGCTTGACCACCCATAACTATCCCCTTGCTATCTCTTGTAGTGAGCCAATAGCCTTCATCACAGCATCTAATTGTGTTGACTGCATCTCTTGGCTTGATACTTCCTGTTTAAGCTGTAACTCTAAGCCCTGTAACGCTAACTTAGCTTCTGCGATGCGATTATCTGCTGCATCTTTAGCTGATCGTTGCGCTAACTCTAGGCTCTGACGTTCTGCTTCTAAGCCCATCTTCTGACGATCAATCTCATTCTTGGCTGCATCTGATTGTGCCTTGAGTTCTGCCTTAGCTTTCTCAACTTCAGCGTACATTTTTGCTGCTTCGCTAGTAGGATCAACTGGTGGCTGTGAAGCCTGTTGCATAATCTGCTGTTCTACTTCTGGTGTAATCTCATTGATGAACGCAGTCGTGTCCTTGAAGCCAGCCATCTCAATCATACGACCAAGTGTGCTGCGATATTGCGTGACTGACACCAATGGATTATTAGCACCATACTTGCCGATAATCTCTTCTTGCTTCGCTAGAATCATTTGTAGCATAGCAATCTGTTCTTGACGATTACCATTGCCCAAACCTACGTTAATTGATACATCGTACTCAGTATCCCACTCACGAGGATCAAACGTCACCCATTTGCCACGCAAACGAATCGTACGCTCTTTTTCTTGGTACTTGCATAGTAGGTGTAGGATGCCCCTAAATAATGACTTAACTCCTGTTTCTGCAAAGATACGAGCAATTAACTCTAGCTTGCCTTCAGACTGTCTAGTCATCGCTGCTACTGCTGTGGCTGATACGTTCTGCAAGATGTTAGGATCAAGACCTTGCTGCATATCTGATACACCTGTACGCTTCGCTAGTACACCATCCAAGTATTCAAACATTGGGAACGATTGATTCGCAGTTGACTGTACTGTCAATGGGATAATAGCGTTCGGATTCTTAACTCGCACTACACCACCAGCAGTTGACGTTAGTAAGTCATCTAAATTGACTTGACCTTCTACGGCAGCAACACGATAGTTGTTTGTTAGGTAAAGGTTGTTAAACATTTGGCGCAAGATTGTGGACTTCTCCAACTGGATGTCCATCGTGCGATCAGCTAGTGATTGACCAAAGAATAAGTGTGGAATAGGGATCGGGCAGATTGAATGGAACGGAACGTAATCGCAGTCCTCGTTAGAGAGAATCTGTTGACCTGCAATGATAACCTTGCGTAACTCTGGGATACCCTTGCCAATAATGTCTGCCTTGATGTAGCACTCAAATACCTCTACATCGTCTGTTAGTGCGTAATCTGGTAACTCATCTCGTTGATAACGTGCCAATCGCTCTGGACTGTACTCTAGTCTGTCACCTGCTGGGATTTGATCTACGACTGACTGTTCAAAGCCCATCGCAATCAAGTCACCACGACTAATCATACGTCTGTGGGCAACAAAGTCTGCGTTCTCAATGCTATTAGATGTCTTGCTGATTAAGAACTCTTCTGGTGGCACGTTCTCAATGACGATACGGCTCTTGTCTTTAGTACGCTGAATCGTTACGCTGTGGTTGTTGTATGTCATGCCATCAGCACCGATAATTACATCAGTCTTTTGCTTGACAATCTCAAAATCACCGCCCATCAAGAGCATTGTCATCTCGTCATCACTTAGGTTCTCGTACTTCTCCTTAGTGACATCTTTCTTCTCTTCCCAGTAGGCTTTAACAATGCCGACCTTCTGAAGTAACGCATCCTTGAACCAGTTATGCAGGATCAAGAAGCCATCGTTGTCTTTATAGAACACCCAGTTAGCCATGTCAGATGCCTGTTCTGCGAACGGCTCATCACCATCCTTGACAGGCTCAAACTGTACTGCATCTTCGTTCGCTGTGAATACACGAATTAATTGTGGTAGCGCACCATCTACGGCTTCCGCTACTTCAGATGTTACTACTTGGCTCGATCCTTCTACCTCGTTGCCGTATGGCTTGCGTAGATAGTAGTCCATTGCTTCTGCACGTTGAGCAACTGTTTCAGTTTCAAGGTAGCCGATAGCATTATCTATCTGCGTGATACAAGCATTTAGTAATTCATCTTCTGTCATTTTACTCATCAGACCACCCAACTATTATTAATGTTTAACGGCTTAGACCAAGTTGCATCTACTTCGTTTAATCCTATTGCTAAGTACCTAAAGCTGTCGGCATAGTGCGATGCCCAATCATGTAGTGGTGTGTCAAAGAATACGTTACGCTTCTCATCAAACACCCTACGATAGTTTCGTAGTGCTGACAGACCTTGCTTCGTGTTCTCTTTATCAAACCAGCATCTAGGTAATAACCTTCTGACTGCCTGTATTCCATCAGCTACTGATAGACTTGGTGCAATTGACACCTCTAAGCCAGCTTCCATCAGCACCTCTTGTCTGCTCTTGCCTGTTGACATCTCTCTTACTCTAACGTCATGTGGCAGTATGTGCTGCGCCTTGTCGTAGCCTTTATCTCGCAGCCAGCTTACATAGTAATCTAATCCGACACCATGATTCTCATGTGCATCTATTAACTGTATCTCTTTTCCGACTATCTGAGCCACCCAAATACAAGTAGAATCGCTAACACCCAAATCCCAACTACATACAAGACGAGCGAGAGTATCACGAGGAATAGTTGTAACTCTGCTTTGTTCATCTGTTTCATTCAGTAGCGCACCATAATAAGCACCCTCAACTGGTGTATCAAAAGAACACTCAAACTCTTGTCTGAACTTGTCCTCACCCATCTCAGCTTTAGCATCTGCTAACTCTTTAGCATCTAAGATGCCTGTATCGCTTGCCTTAAACTCTAGGAACTTCCAACCATCTGCCTTTAACGCTCTATCTTTAAAGTCTGCAAAGTGATTGTTGCCCTTTGGTGTACCAATAAATAAACACCAGCCTTTTCTGTCCGCTAGTGCTGGTCTGATAATCTCGTTCCAGATCTTCGGATTCTGATCGCCAATCTCATCAAGAACGACACCATCAAAGTATTGTCCTCGCAAGCTATCGCCATTCTCAGATCCATACAAACTAATTCGCTTACCCAAGAAGTCAACACGCAACTCAGCAATGTTTACCTTTGCACCCAATGGTCTTGTGTACTCAACCAAGTAATCAAACGCTACACGCTTTGCCTGTGCATACGTTGGTGCTATATAAGCATAACGAGGATCTTTCTGTTCGTTATTCAATGCTGCATCAATCAAGTGCATGATGGCAGATACTGTCTTACCCATCCGCCTGTGTGCAACGACAACAGTAAAACGATTTGTGTTGGCTGCGTTATGTATCTCTAACTGTGGTGGTCTTGGTCTGTAACCAAGATCAATCTCATTTTCCATCTGTTTTATTATCTGACAATGGATTTGGAACACCTGTAATTACTTTTAACAATACTGGTGCATCTGAATCACCTGTAAGTTCTACAGAACTCAAGTCTGGTACAGATTTCTTGAGAAGTATCTCAATAGCCTTCATCTGCTGTGACGTTAGTTCAATGCTTCCTAGCGCACATTCTGTTAGTCGTTCTACTAATATACCAGCGTTAATCTTATCTCTGATTAATTGCTGGTGTCTTGGATTTAGTTTTGCTGTAATACTCATGATTTATCACTCCCGAAGGTTGGTGATCCTTTTTATGTTACCACTTTACCTTATTTGCCCAATATGCTGCGCTCATCTTACCTTTTTCAATATTGCTTGCGTGACGTGCCTTAAATGAATCGTTACGCTTGCTTCCCTCTGGACTGCCTTTTACACCTTGCTGACCAAAGCGAATCGTCTTGATCTCATCGCCTTCTTTAGCTACAACCACATGACTTTTGGTCGGATGGTTTGGAGTAGCTTTAGGCTTATTGTAGCCAGATACTCCAGCGTTCTCTAGTCGTGCATCCTTCTTCATTTCTTGGCTTTCTTTTTCTTGGTTGTCTTAGCTGCATCCTTAAAGTCTTGCGCTGAAGGTGCGTTCTTGCTACCAACCTTGTTCATCTTCTCGCCAGAGCCAGCCTTGATACGTTCTTGCTTGGCATTGATGTTTGCGTACAATCCTGTCTTAGCCATTA